AATTTGTTTGACTTACCTAGAGGTGGTAAAGTTGATGAAGTAGATCCTGTTACACTAGGTCAAAACTATCAACCAAGAGTACGTGCAGCTGCATCTGCAGTTATTAATGGAGCTGGGTCTATTCAAAGTGTAACCATGTTAGGTGCTGGTTCAGGATATTTTTCAGGATCACTTAACATAGAAGTACAAAATCCATTAGGTGTAGGTTCTACTGCTATATTAACTGCAACTGTAGGAACTGGTAATAGTGCAGGGATGATCACTGGTATTACTACTGTAAGTGGTGGTACTGGATATAATGCACAGTTCCCTCCAACAATAAAAGTAGGTATTGCGACTGGATATACAAATCTATCTGTGACAGGTGGATCTGGAAGTGGGCTTAAAATTGATGCTCTAATTGGATCTGGTGGAACTGTTATTGGATTTGATATTAAAGAAAGAGGTTTTGGATATAAGAATGGTGAAGTGTTAACGGTTCAAGGAATACCTTTTAGAGTAGGTGTTTCAACGTCACCATTTACATTGACAGTTAAAACAACTATCGATGATAAGTTTGCAGGGTTTAGTTTTGGTCAATTAGTACCTCTTGACGACTTTTCTTCAGAATTTAACGGGTCTAAACGGACATTTGTATTAACTAAAACAGTATTAACAAAAGATGTTGTGAGTATTATATCCTTAGATACTTCTATTGATGTTACAAACAACTTGTTAATATTCTTAAATGATGTATTACAACAACCTGGCAGAAACTATAGTTTGGAAGGTGGTAGTATACTCAGATTTGTTGAGCCACCAAAAGGTGGAAGTAAATTACAAGTTCTATTCTTTAGAGGTGGTAATCAAGATATTGAAGCTTTAAATCCAGTTAAAACTGTTAAGGTTGGCGATAAACTTCAATTACTCAAGGATTTAGATGTTCCAAATCAAAGTGATCGTATTGTATCCGAAATAACTGAAGTTAGTGAGGTAGATACTCCTTCATATGGTGGAGGTGGAATAAGTACTAATCCTAGTTTGATTAGAGTTGTTTCATGGAAGAAACAAGAAAAAGATCTTGTTGTTGATGGATTACCCATAGCAAAAGACAGACCACTTCAAGTCGGTAACTTTTTCCCTAGTGCAAGATTAATAAGAAATGTAGGAACAAGTTCTGTAACAACATATGTTGATAATGCTTTCCCATTCTTTAGTGCTTATGATAATAGAACGGATATTGATGGTATACCTGGCCAGATAGAAATTATCAATACTCAAGAAATTAATGTTGCAACTGGTTTAGCTACTGTTTCTGCTGGTGGTACAGTTAGTTCTATAACTGTTACAGATGGTGGATCTGGATATGAAAATATTCCCACTGTATCAGTTGCTAACTTTAATAATATTTCGGGTGTAAATATTCCACTAACTGAAGAGGTTGGTAGAACTTGGAATAAGATAACTGCCCCTGCAGACATTAGTTACAATGACATTGATTATACTCCTGAAGGTGTATTTGTGGCCGTTGGAAGCACCTCTGGTATTCATACATCCACGGACGGAAATAATTGGACTGTTGCAACTACAGGAAATTTTGGAACATTCAAAGGTGTAGTGGGACTATCATCTGAGGTTGTAGCTGTGGGTGGTGCTGGAACTATTGCAAGAAGTACAAATGCAGCTTCTACTTTTGGTATAACAACCATCTATCAGAGAAAACAGGTTGGTTTCATTCCAACTTATACACCTAGAAATATACCACAAAGTCTAAATGCAGCCGCTGTAGGATCATACTTGTTCCCTAACGCACTTACTGGTGTAAGTACAGATGTACCATATGAAAGAGTTGTTGTGGTTGGTGCTGCTGGAACTATTCTCTATACAGAACCAGGCTTGGCGGGACTAACATCATCATTCGTTATATCAAATAAATTTGCAACTCAAGACTTTCATGATGTTGCATATCATGATGGTACGTTTGTTGCTGTTGGTAATCAAGGATCAATTTATAGATCAACAGATGGTGAAACATGGTCTGGTGTAACCACAACATCAATCACTGCTAACATAAAAGGTATTGCTTATGGTGGTGATAAATGGATTGGAGTTGGACAAAGTAGTCTTATCATATCTTCTGAAGATGACGGATTAAATTGGTCAGTTGTAGGGACTGGCGGTACGTTCCAATTAAATAGTGTTCATTATCAAAATAATGTTTGGTTGGCTGTGGGTGGTGCTGGAATGGCCATGAATTCAATTGATGGTTCAACTTGGTATAAGAAACATGTAGTGGCTGCAGGGACTCCATTAGGAACTCAATTAAATGCAGTAACTTATGGTGATAACAAAATGGTTGCAGTTGGTATACAGTCAAGTCTTGTTTGGAGTGGATATGAAAAAGTTGGTGCAGCTGCAACTGCAACTGTTGGTGCTGGTGGCACAATCAGTGCAATAACTGTAACCAATGGTGGGTTCGGATATACACCAGGCACAAATCCAACTGTATTGTTAAGTCAAGAATCAGTGACTCGTGAAAAATGTAATACAGTAAATGTAACTGGTGATTATGGAGTAGTGGTTGGTGTTGCAGTGAGTTCAAGTGGTATTAATAGTCGTGCGACTCTTAACCTATCACTAGATGCTGATGCTTTCTTGAACCAAGCTGGATTTGGAAACATATCTAAGACAGGATTAGCTATTGGTGATTACTTTGTTCTTAGAAACACCGTATTTGGAACTGGCGTAACCTCAATTGATAAAGATGGTAATAATGTTGGCGTAGGAACTAGCTTTGCTGATAACATATATAAGGTTGAGGGAACTGTAACTTCCAATACTGGTATTGTTACTGTATTTTGTAATATAAACTCAACAACTGGTATTACACCGATTACTGGGCCAAAACTTGGTGATTACAGTTTCGGTAAATTAACCAACTTGACAAGATCTACAACAGATCCAAAAGTATTCAATATTAATACCACTAATGGTTATACTGGGATAACGACTGCTCCTGAAGTCAGACGTATCAATCCTTTAGCTACAACCTATAGTGACTTTGATAAAACAACATAAATAAACAAAAATAGTCTAATAAAATGCCTGCGATTATTTCAGATCAATTTAGAATATTAAATGCTGCGAATTTTGTCGCTGGTGTAGCTGATACATCGCAGTATTATTATAGTTTTATAGGTCTACCCAATTCTCAAGATATTGGTGCTGGTTATGGTCAAACTGATTGGAATACAAATACTCCAGCCCCTATGGATGGATTTAAAGAATATAATGATGCATGGGATACCATGCTTGGCCTTAAACAGTTAAGTAGTGATGATGTTCAAAGAATGGTTAAGAAAACCACTTGGACAGCTGGTACAGTATATGAAATGTATAAGAATGGATATACTAGAGAGAATCAGAGTCCTAAAACATCTTCAACAAATTTATATGATTCACAATATTATGTTGTGAATAGTGATCTTAAGGTTTACATTTGCATCAATAATGGTCAAAGCCCAGATAACCCACAAGGTAGACAATCTTTGGATGAACCTACTTTTGTTGATTTAGAACCAAGAGCTGCTGGTACATCTGGTGATGGATATATTTGGAAGTATCTTTATACTATCAAACCAAATCAAATTATAAAGTTTGATTCAATTGATTTTATGCCTGTTCCTAACTCTTGGGGGACTGGTGATAGTGTTGATATTAAAAACAATGCAGTTGATGGTAAGATAGAAACAGCTGTCATAGTAAATGCAGGGGATGGATATCAACCTATCGGTACTACATTCAACAACATACCAATTTTGGGAGATGGTACTGGTGGAAAAGTTTCTGTTACAGTCAACTCTCAGGGTAAAGTTTCTGATGTAACAGTCACAAATGGTGGAACTGGGTATACAAGTGGAACAGTTCAATTCTATCCTGGCGCTCCAGGCACTGAAATAGGTGGGCCAATTGCTGGATTGTCTGCTGTTGGAATTGCAAATACATCAGTGGCAGAAATAGAGGTTGTTATTCCACCACCAGGCGGACATGGTTTTGATATATACAAAGAACTAGGTGCGTTTAGAGTCTTGATGTATTCAAGATTTGAAAATGATTCATCAAACCCAGACTTTATTGTAGGAAATGATTTTGCTAGAGTTGGTCTTGTTAAAAACCCAAAAACTCTTTCTGGAGCTGCTTTAACTAAATCAAGTGCCGTATCATTAACATCATTAAAACTCAAAACTATTAGTGGTGGTAATATTGCAGATACAACATTCACTGTTGATACTCCTGTATCACAAACAATTGGTGTTGGATCGACTGCAGTTGGTTATGTTGCAAATTGGGATTCATCAACTGGTGTATTAAAAATGTATAATCCTACTGGAATTGGGTCTACAACTTATGGATTCCGCACAGTAGATTTTACATCAGAAATTGGGCCAGGTGGAAGTTATACTATTGTTGGTAATGCATCTGGTAACGCATTAGGAATAGATACTAGTTTCGGTACAAGTTCTAATCCAGGCACTGCTACTACAGTTGGAACGGCTATGGTTCAACTAGGTCAAAACTTTATTGAAGGAGTTGCCGACCCAGAAGTTAAAAAATATTCTGGTGAGATATTATACATAGATAACAGGGCTGCAATACAACGTAGTGC